TACGCTTCGGAAATCTCTTGTTCGAAATTCCAAGGAAAGGGAACCATTGACGATTACGCCGAAATTTTTGACGCCGCTTCGCGTATCGCCAACGAATCCAAACATATGCATCTCGATGTCGATATTGAAGGATTCAACGAATTCTCCACCGCAGCCGACCAATTGAGCGAGCTCTTTTCCAGTTTCATTGTAAAACTCCAGAATGTCAGCATCATCGACGATCTCGCCTTTTTGACATCCGTTTCCATTGCGCTAAAGAAAATATGGAATCTCTCGAAAATCTTTGGCAAATTCAAAGAAACCATTCTCGCTACGTCTACGATCGAGCTACCGAAATCGGCGCATGATGCCCGCGTCGTCTTGGAAGGCGTCATGAGCAACGTCAATTGCGCCATGAAATACGTCTCTCATTTTGTCGATGCGTCGTTTGCTGCGCCTTCTGCCGCCGATCTTTCCGAGGAGGAGAAAGGAATCATCCATAACGCTGTGAAAACCATTGATAGCTGGAATGTGCTTTGCGAACAAGGTGTAACCATTGCGATGGCAAACAACCCGGATATCCAATACATCAAGACGGCCAGCGAGCAATTGAAACAGACGACCCAGACACTGGTTTCGGCCACCAACCAGCTCAAGACGAAATTGTCCAACTACCGCATTCGTTAGGCCAAGACGGTTTTGTTTTCCCGGTATAAGGTAGGGCCAATCCTTTTTCTAGCATATGGGCGTTGACATGTAAATCATTGACATAGACATCGGCTAACAATCGGCCGTATTTTTCGGTCCCAATGTTTTTGATCACGACTTGTTTTTGAAGAACCAGTGTTTCCATTTCTTTTCTTGCAAGCAGAGCCATGGCTTTTTCGTTTTCCGTTTTTCCGTGGATTTCTGGGCAATCGATGCCACGTAGGCGGACAGTAAATCGATACAATGGCGAATCGGCATAGGGCAGTTTGCTTGCGATAGTAATGGTGTCGCCATCGTATACTTTGATTACATGCCCGGATTGAATATTGGGCACAAAGGGAACCGTGTCTTTGTAATCAACCACCACAACGGGGGGAGTTGGTTTCTCTCGACGGACTCTGGAATAGCAACGATCGAAGAATCTTTGCATCCTTTATTATCCTATTCTATCGGATACACTTTATTACCCTATTATTCAAATAAAAATTGATTCTCTTGTCCCCATTTTTATTCCAACACTATATTTGAATAAAAATGATCCCCATCAAAGGCTACACCCACATTCACCCCACGATTGATTGGATCGAAATTTCCGGAAACGAGAGTCTAGACGCGATGCGGCTTCTCGAAGAGTACCCCGAAAATCGCAATTGGTACCGTTTATCCGCCAATTCTCTCGCGACGGATATGTTAAAAAAGAATCCCGACAAAATCAACTATACTCTCATGAGTAACAATCATTGCCCGGACGCCATCCGCATCATACAGCGACACCGGACGGCCATCGACGTTGCCATGATGCCGTTGTTATCGACCAACCCCTTTGCCTTCGACTGGTTACTGGAGATGGGTCAAATACGATGGCCCTATATTTGCCGGAATCCTTCCAAACAAGCGAAACGATATCTTGAAACACGATTGAGCACACCCATTCCATATCTCGAAATCACGGAGTATCCTCACGTGCCCAACATGCATTATTTGGAACTCAATCTCTCGTCCTGGGCGCCCATTATGTGGGACATGTATTACACAAAAGGTGTCTACCATAGAATGTACCAAAAGAAGCCGACGTGGAAGAACATGTCGGCGAACCCCTATTTCGCGGAACTCCTCCTCTCAAAATATCCCGAACAAATCAGTTGGAGCCACTTTTCCGCCAACCCGAATCCCTTGGCGGTGCATTACTTGCTCGACCACACCGAAAAAATCGACTTGTATTTCGCCGAAGCCAATCCGCACCCCTCCATGGTACAATACGTCTTGAAACAAATTGCCGACAAGGGCGCGCGTGTCGACTTTTCGAGAAACACATGCCCTCTCGCTTTGCACTATTTGGCACCGGTAATGTATGACTATGACAAAATGCGCGAAAGCAGCGCTGCACTAAACCAAGAACTTGTGGCGATCGCCTGGTCGCCCGACTATTTGACCATCTTGGCCGAACGGTTCCATCTCTCCTTTGAAGAGATCGTCGAAGGTCGTTGATTGATAAAACTCGAATTCACTCTTCTTTTTTCCTCCGATGATATCGTATAAAAATTGATTTGGTCATTCTTCGCCCAATTTACAGACAACTTAAACCATGGGGTGCACCAATTCCAAACCAAAAACAAAACGCATTGAGCCATTTGGCCAAAGATATGTCTTGCGTGTTGCCACGGGCACGAACAACGAAGGCAGGTATGCCTCTTCTGCGATCCTTTATCGCCAAAGCTGTTCGATCGGCTACGATACGTTCCGGCATGACTTGGAAGAATGTTCGGGACTCCTTGCTTACGGAATGGGTCTAGATCTCGCGATCAAAACACTCGGCCAGAAAACGAGAGTGACGGAGCTCCATGTGGAAACCCATCATGTAGAGTTATTATCCACCTTGGACGACCCCGAATACCGGGACGAAACGATTCTTTTCCTCGAACGTAAGTTTGCAAACATACGGCGTTCTTACATTCCCAAGCACGACAACTATCTCGCCATATCCATGTGCAAATATGTAGCGTCGAAAAAAATTGAACCGAGAGATCCACAATACATCGAATGGTAAAGAAAACGCCCCCTATCGAACATGGAGAATTTACGTATAAAGAGGAAGGATCTGGAAATAAACCCGCGATTTGCGGATACCGTGATTTATCAAATATGGAATGTGGTCAAGTCGGAATGCAAAGACATGATTCTCTTGAACAAATGGAAGAATGAATTCATGTGGTTCGACCGATTCCGGTTTGACGTGTATGCGTTCAAGTATTATAATTGGCCGCCAGAAAGAATCGAAGAGGCAAAATGGCACAAATTGAGTCAGATTATCCACGATTGTATTCCGCCGTTCCAAACACCGGCACATAGCTGGGAGCAAAAAATAGTGGATACGTTTTTAGGGACAATCGATCAGGTATGTATTGACATTGGCGACGAATAATTGTTTTTTTACCTGTTTGACCCCCGGTATCTAGCCAAGATATCGGTATTGTATAGAAATTCTTCCACCGATCGTATTCCCATGCGTCGTGCCTCTTCCGCGGCTTTTTCCGCGGAAACCCACCCCTTTAGATGGGCAATTTCTTGACCATACGTGTGTTTTACGAGTCGGTCCACTTTCGCGAAATCGAACCTGCCTCGACGCAAATCCTCCAAACACGCGTAACAACACTTCATGAGTCCTACCTCATCTGTGGCCACGCCATTCGAATACGTGCACCGGTAGATACAACCGCATTCCTTCGCTAAATATATGTTTCTCTCGATTTCGATACTTGCTCCAGCGCCCATGATGATGTTTTTGGTTGAAACGGAAGGACGGCGGATTTGCGAATCAATTTTCAGGGGATATTATATCAGGAACCATGTCTTTTGATACCATCATTATAGGCGGTGGTATGGCCGGACTTTACAGTGCCCATCTCTTGCGAAAACAATCGCCCGAAACCACGTTTTTGGTATTGGAGAAAACGGCAAAAAGCCACATGGGCGGGCGCACCAACAATGAAATGTTTTACGGAACGCAAGTGGTCACGGGGGCAGGCGTAGGAAGAAAGAAGAAAGACAAATGGTTGCTTTCTCTCTTGCGAGAGCTCGACATTCCCATTTCCGAGTACAAATCCGCGATTCACTCTTCTTTTCCGACGACGGTCGATATAGAAAGCATGATGGAAACGGCCAAACGCCATCCTGCCTTGCACGAAATCACGTTCCAAGAGGGGTTGATCGACCTATTCGGCGAAGAAAAATACCGGGATTTCAAGCTGAGTTCGGGGTTTACCGATTACGAGAAGGCGGACATGTATGAAACCTTGTACCATTATGGCATGGACGACAATGTGGGTGGATGGACGGGGTTCGGAGTTCCCTGGAAAAGGTTGGTGGAAACCTTGTACCACAAGATTGGCGAGACCCGTTTTCGGTTTTCCAGTGCCGTGGAAAAGATCCGGGAAATCCAAGGCAAACGTCGGTTCGAAATCACGACGGAAAGTGGCGCGACGTATTTTGCCGATCGCGTCATTGTGGCGACGGATATTGCGGGCATTCGCCGTATTTTGCCGGGGGCATCGAAACCGGATAGTGTCTATCGCAAAATCCACGGCCAACCCTTCCTCAAATTGTACGCGAAATTCAACAAAGAATCGGCGGACATTGTCAAGGAATACGTCAAGGGATATACCGTCGTACGGGGACCGCTCCAAAAAATCATTCCCATGGATGCGGAAAAGGGTGTCTATATGATTGCCTATGCGGACAACCAACATGCCGTTTCGCTGAAACGATACTTGGAAAATACGCCGCCGAATCGAGAGACGTTTTCCCGATTCGTGGAAAAGGCGTTGGGAATACGAAAAGGCGTGCTAACGATTCTGGCTTTGCGCCCTCATTATTGGCCGATCGGAACGCATTATTATGAGCCGCTGGGGGAAAGCGCGGAGGATTTCTGGAAAAAAATCCAGCATCCGCAAGAGGGAATTCTCGTCGTGGGGGAAGTGGTGAGTCGGCACCAAGGATGGGTCGAAGGCGCGTTGGAGTCGGTAAAAACGGGATTCCGAGGTAAATGGGCATAAACACGTGTTTATGGTAAACGACATACCATGTTACATCGAAATCGCTTGATCCCAAAACAGAACCGGGTCTTGCTGGTCCGGCACGGCGAATCGATTTGGAACCAAGACAGCAAATTCACTGGATGGACCAACATTCCTTTGACTGAGAAAGGAAAGATGGAAGCAAGAAGGATCGCGCATACACTCGCGCATTCTAGTTTGACCCCGACCGTCTTTTTTTCTTCGGTGTTGGACCGGTCCGTCGAAACGGCCACTACGATTCACCGCGAACTACGTCTGGCGACATCCATCCCCATTTATACTTCGTGGCGACTAAATGAGAGGCATTACGGCACCCTAGAGGGAGTTCCTAGGCAATACGTGCGCAACCTCTTTGGCGCCCGGTTCACCCATCTCATTCGGTGCCATTACACCATGAAACCGCCCATTTTACACGATTACCATGAGGCGAATCCCTATCCCGTATACCGGAATTGCTATTTCAAGAGCATCCAGTATGGCGAATCCAAAGAGAATGTACTGGAGAGGGTCTTGCCGTATTATCAAAACGATATTCTGTATACGTTGAGCGAGAACAAAATGCCTCTGATTGTTACCCACAAACATACAGTGCGCGTTCTAATGAAACACTTGTTGAAAATGACGGACGCGGATTTTGAAAAATACGAGTTGCCTAGCCAAAAAATCCTGGCGATTACCTTGGACGACGAATTGGAATATGAGAGCCATACAGAGATGGATTACGTGTAAAAACGAACGGATGATTTACATCGTTTTCAATGAACTGATATACGAGCGAAATAATTTACTATTATTTGCATAATGCTTGTCATCGTCTTTATTATAACTTGGTTTGAATTGATACACCAGATACTCATCGTTTTTACCGATTTCGCACAACTCTTCGTAGGTAATTCGATTCCGGTCAGTATTTGTATTTTCAAACTGATACATCTTGTATTCATAGGAAGATTTATTGCCTGGATTCAATAGATAGTTCGCAAACTGAAAGATCGATTCTTCATTCTTGTACAAATACGAAAAGGACCCGTGTTCAATAACGCCGTTTTCCGGAGAAGACTCGACTTTAGAAGACTCGACCGGAGAAGACTCGATTGGTAAAGACTCGACTTCATAACACTCGATCGGCGAAGACTCGATTGGTAAAGACTCGACTTCAGAAGATTCGACTTCAGAAGATTCGACTTCAGAAGATTCGATTTCAGAAGTTTCGACTTCAGAAGATTCGACTTCAGAAGATTCGATTTCAGAAGTTTCGACCGGCAAAGATTCGATTTCAGAAGTTTCGACCGGCAAAGATTCGATTTCAGAAGTTTCGACCGGCAAAGATTCGATTTCAGAAGTTTCGACCGGCAAAGATTCGATTTCAGAAGTTTCGAT